TGGTCGGTATAAATGTTTTTGACAAGCCATTATAGCAAGTCCGCTGCTTATAGAAGCATCGTGAGCTGTTCGTTTTGAAATATCAAATCTAGCCCAGTCTTCTAAGGTTCTTTGAAAATACATATTACCGTGTGATTCCCCTAAGTTCCCCACATTAGATTCTATATATGTTTCAATTGCCGCAGCGTGTGCTTGTCTAATATCTTCCGAAGAGTTAGGTATTCCTCCTAGCTCTAATTCTGTTTTAGATAATTTAATTTTTGTTTTATCAGGGCGATTCATAGAGAACCCCCTGTAGCCTCTTCTTTTAAAATGATATAATAGTCTAGGCTTATTATTTTCTGCTAATATAGGCATACCATAAAATACGCACGCCATAAGTACATCTTCAAAAAATATTTCTGCAGTTTGAGGTCTTGCGATGTATTCTAAAAAAAATTTACTATTAGGTACATCACTTACCATGCTCCACGTTGTTAATCCATGAAGAGCGCCGTTAGACCCACCACCCCCAACAGTACCGCTGATATCATAACTATCGCAGCCGAAGGATCCAAGGCCATCATTACCAGGAAATTTAATGCCATTTTTTGTAATTATATTATTTTGTAAAGAAACAGGAGGTATCCAAGATAGATTAAACCTTCCTGATTTATTAGGTGACCATATAACTTTTGTATCTTTTATTCCATTTTTCCAAGAAAAAGATCCTCTTGTTACATAACCTTTTAGTGTCATTTCTTCATTATAATCTATCTGCTCATATATTTTAGTTAAATTAAATAAAGAATTTATAGTTTCATCTCGGAATGCATGTTTTTCAGATCTTGGAAATTGTCTATAATACTCATTAAGAGCATCACTGTCGTTTTTTAAACCCTCAACCTCGTTGTTCCAATGATCGATGACTCCATTAAAAATTTGTTCGCCATCAATTCCTTTAACCGGCTCTGGTGGTGTTTCGAAGACAGGATACCCGAATTTGTCAATAAACCCTTCGTATCCCCATTCCATAGGTATGAACAAAGAATATAATCCACTTGCAGTCTGGCCATTGCGGTTTCTATTTGTAACATCTGAATTATAATATAGTTTTTTAAAATTATCGCCTCCTTTTTCAATTGCATTAGATGTTGAGCCCATCATGCATTTGCCAACTATTTTTGCTCCAAGTCTAAGGCACGTTTTCGTGACCCTCCAGTTGTTGAGAATATTATCCGGTCTTTCCCATTTCCCCGATTCGTCGTGGACGAGTAATTGTAGTTTCTCCCCATCGTACGAGTTGTCTCCCGTGTTTTTCCAATCGATCGTTGTGTCGAGCCCTTGTAGCCCCTGCCCATATTCCTCCTGACTATAACTCTCCTTGAGGGAGTTTCTTGTAAGTCTTCTTGACGGAATCTTATAGGATAGCTCTGTCTTTGGTCTCTCCATACCGTCCTGTATTGGTTTGAAAAAGAACGGGTAGTTAATGGATATTGGTACCACCTTGTCTGTGAACATCTTCTTTGCATCTGCGCCAGTCTTAGATAAGATCCCAAACCTAGAGTCTTTGGATATTGTTGCCAAGTTAACAGTCTCTGAGGATGCCATAAAGCTAAACCCAGACCTTCTGTTCTTGAGGTAACACATTCCGTAAGATCTTCTATCTGCCTTGCAAGCTTCCCAAAAGTAATAGAATATTCTGTTTGCCTGTCTAAAATCAGGTGATCCAACATCAATTTTCGTCCAGTTGAGGTATATATAGTGCGATCCTGTAATGTAACAAGGCTCATTGTTGCACATGAACCAGTAACCATTAGAACGATGATTAAACTCACTTTCAATATATTCATAGTACTGTTCTTTAATATCTTCCGCATATTCTTTAAAATCAATTAAATTTTTTATTTTACTAAGTGATGCAGGTTTAGATATCTGTTTAAATACTTGATCTTCTTTCTTAAGGTCTTCACCATCTATTTTATTTGGAGTTTTAGGTATTCCTACCTTTAGACCTTGAATTTCATATATATCACCTAAAGTACCGTCCTTACTTATAATAACACAATCTAGCTCTTCATTATAACCGTAATCAAATTTTTTATATTTATTGTTTTTCTTTACCTTTTTATCAGATAAGTGATCCGTGTGTATTTTATATAAAGTTTGTTTATACATTATTTAACTCTATTTTCAACACCCATAAAAGCTTCTGATTTTTTATTCTCTGATTTTTTTTCTGCTAACTCTTCAATTTTTTCAATTATTTTTAAAGAGTCTTCAATAGCCACCCACTTTGCTTGTGCTGCTGTTTTTGCTTTTTCTGGATCTAATTCTCCTAAATCTATATTTTGTTTAATAACTTTTTCAAGTTCTACTAAAGCTTTTTCAGCTGCTTCGATCACTCGTTTTCTCCTGTCCATAATTTATTGTAACTTGATTAGATAAAATTCTATATAGTTTTTTCCCCTCTATTTCAAACTCATATTCGGAGTCTGGCGTAAAGCCCACAACATCACCTATAGCCAACCCTAAGGATCCTAATTCTTCGTTGCTATACACAAGCTCACCTTTTAATTTTTGTTCAGTTTCAGGAGCCCATTCGTCTTCGCTAATTAAAGGACTAACAAAGCAATAATCATCTGGGCAAAACCATTTATTATTTCTTTTATAAGCAAATATTTGATCGGGAGCTACAAAGTATTCATTTTCTTTTAAAAAGCTTGCACTATTTTTTTCTTCACCTCTTATATCAATCCATCTCCTAAAAACATTATGATGTACAATTACAACATCTCCCTTTTTAGGGGTTTTGTAAGTTACTCCATACGCGGGTTCATTAACTATGACACCTATTCTATTAACAAACATATAGTCACGCTCGCTAATTTCTGTATTTAATATTAATTCTTTTTGGTCAACATTTATTTTATTGTTGTACCTTGATTCAGTAGATATAATATAATTAAAAAGTGATTTCATTTAATAGTCTAAATTGTATTCTATTGATACTGCCATGTTAGAATTAAAAAATTTCCATGGCAACACCTCTTTGTTTTTTGTAATATAAATTTTGTAGCCTCCGTTGTCTTCTAATATATCGCATATCTTGTGTCCTCCATAGACCTCTTGACCAACAGAGTAATGCATTGCTTCATTTTTATAATCTGCTCCAATGCTTATTTTTCTAATTAATTTCATTTAATTTATTTAGTATGTCCATATTGTAATAGGGGGAGCACCCTCATATCCGATCCCTACATGGACAAAGTTATTTTTTCTACTTATACCTATTCTAGTAAAGCCAACCTCTATAGCTGCTTTAACTAATTTAAATGTAGCTTCACCACCTACACAAGCAATATCAACTGCAGCTCCGTATGCGTGCTCGCCTGGGCTGGATTTTTTTGCTTCTATGGGATGATCAGGGCTTCTATAAGTTGATGTTAATTTAATAGGGTATCCATAGCTTTCTCTTAGGTCATCTAACATGCCTAACAGCTTTGGATCCATCATTTCAAAATTTCTAAATTCAGATTCATTAAAATATTTCATTGTATTATTCTTTTACTTTTTTAATTATCATTAAAATTGTGTACACTATAGTTAGTAATAAAACTACAGTCTGTAGTATGGGGTTTAAGTCTGGTAGTATAGAAAATACCAAAGCGCCTACGTTAAGTCCAAATATTTTTAGGTCTTCCATTTATTTGTGTTTGTTATTTCCGAATACTTTTTCCACTCCTCGAGATCCGAAATATCCTCCAATTACTATTGTAAGTAATCCAGTTATAGAATCCAACGGGTAACCCATGTACCATCCTGCTACATAGCTAACTGTTAAAAACACAAGAACTAAAGGTCTTACGTTTGAAGCTAGCCAAGAGCCTGATCTTGCATCAGCCACCCATCTTTTTGTTGTGCCATCTATTTCAGCACGTTCCATTTTTAATTTTTCAAGAGCAATTTCTTTATCAGCATCGCTCATATCTGAACCGCCGATTATAGCTTGTATTACAGAGCCAACAGGTGTGTCACCAGCAATAGCTCCAACGACGCTGGGTATTTTATCTAATAAAAATTTTCCAACGCCGGTGTCTTTAAATTTTTTCTTTTCCATTATTTTATTGCTAAATAGATGTATGTGTCATCTAATGCATTTATATCCTGATTAGATGTTTTCAATTCAAAACTTGTAGCATCAAAATCTATAACTCTTGTTG